GACAAATGGTTCGATGTAACAAGACGTGAAACTCTTAAGTCTGCAGAAGCTGCAATCGATGGTAGTGTAGAACACTATACAAAGAAAGTGGATTTCTTAAAAGGACCAAAAGTTGTCAAAACATTCAAATAATACTAAATCAAATCAAATTTAATTAAATTATGTCAAATGCAATTGTTAAGAATCTGAATTTCGGTTCAGATGCAAAAGATAATGTATTTGCTGGTATTACGAAACTTACACAAGCCGTTAGCTCCACTTTAGGGGCTAGTGGTAAGTGTGTAATTCTTGAAGATAATACCGGTAATCCAATTATCACAAAAGATGGGGTGACAGTAGCAGAAGCTATTACACTTCTGGATCCTGTAGAAAATATGGGAGCAACATTATTAAAAGAAGCTGCTAGAAAAACAGTTAAAGAAGCGGGTGATGGTACTACAACCGCAACCGTGCTTGCTCATGCTATTTTAAAAGAAGCTTATAAATTAGATACTTCATATAGTATAAGAGAGGTAAAAGAAGGAATTCAATTAGCAACAAATAAAGTAATAAAATATTTAGAAAGCATTTCTATACCGGTTCAAGGAGAAATGATTGATCAAGTTGCTACAATTTCTACAAACAATGAAGCAGAGCTAGGAAAAATAATAGGTGATGCTTTTAGAGCAGTGGGGAAAAATGGAGTTGTAATGTTAGAACCTACAGACCAACCCTCTACATCTTATGAACTTATAGATGGAGTTCCATATAACAGAGGATTAAAAAATATACATTTTGTAACAAATAAAGATAAGAATACTGCGGAGTTAGATAAACCCTTAGTATTACTTATTGAATCAGAAGTTGAAAATGTAAGGAAAATACAAAGCGTTTTAGAACACGCTATAAAAAATAAAAGATCTTTACTTATTATTGCAGATATAGATCAACAAGTTATGTCAGCACTTGCAATGAATAAAATTAAAGGTAATATAAAAGTAAATGTAGTAGATGCACCTATTTATGGTGTAAGTAAAAAAGAAACACTAGATGATTTATCTTTACTTACGGGTGCGACTATTATAAATGAGGATTTAGGTGATGATATAGATTTAATTGGTCCAGAACATTTAGGAGAATGTCTTAAAAGTACTACCGACCAACAAGAAACTATATTACAATTAACTGAAACACCTCAGGTTGTGAAAGATTTAATAACTGAACTGGAAAAAGAGTTGAAAAAAACTAAGGATCCAGCATTAATTATTAAATTAGAAAAAAGACTTGCTAGATTATCAGCAAAAGTAGCCATCGTAAAAGTTGGTGCAAATTCAGAAGTAGAATTAAAAGAAAAACAAGCTAGAGTTGAAGATGCTATATGCGCTACTAAAGCCGCTATAAAACAAGGGATTGTTTCAGGTGGTGGTATTGCTCTTTTAAATGCAGCTGAAAATGTGAAAGTATCTTCACCAGGAGAAGAAGTATTATTAAAAGCTATTGAAGCTCCATTTAATGTTATTTTAGAAAACGCTGGTATCAACGAATGTAGAGTTGATGCAAGCTCAGGTGAAGGACTGGACGTGGTTACAGGAGATACAGTAAATATGATTGAGTATGGAATTATTGATCCATTACTCGTAACAAAAAGTGCATTGCAAAATGCTTCATCCGTAGCAACTACGATTTTATCAACTGATTGTGTAATTAATAATTTAAGAATTAATGAAAGCAATAGGTAGAAATTTAATCGTAAATGTTGTTAAGCAAGGAATTGCTAAAACAAAAGGGGGATTACTCTTGGGTGAAAAACAAAGAGAAGACATAAGATATACAGAAGGATCTGTTGTATCTGTTGGAAACGAAGTAACTGGAATTAAGAATAATGATGTTATATATTTTGATAAAAATAATTCACATCAAATAGAAATTAAAAAAGATATATATACGGTGGTAAATATGAATAATGTTGTAGTAGTTTTATGAGATTAGAAGCTAGTGACATTAAGAAGTTAAATCTATTGAAACATTATAGAATTATACGTAAATGGGCTTGTAGAAATAATGAATTAACTGATGCTGATTTAGAATTACTTATATATTTAGATTGTATTGATCTCTTTACAAGACACGATTTTAAAATCGGTACTTATTCTTATAGTTGGGATAACAGACGCTGGAACAGGTTGCTTAAACAAGGTTGGATAACTGTTTGGAGAAATAGAAACAGGACAACTCAAAAGTACAACATATACAAAGTTTCTTTCAAGTGTAAACAACTTATAAGTCGAATGTACCGAATTATGATCGGTAAAGAAGACATTCCTACTAGTTTACACAGGAATAAAATAATGAAAGGTAAAACTTATACAGATAAAGTTTTACAAACATCAATTAAACATGTTAACAAAGATAAAAACACTAATTATGGCAAAAAAATCTAAAAAAGAAAAAGCGGTAGCTCCAGAAACTTTAGCTATCGATGCTAAGATCGACAAGTTAAAAATCTTGATCGCAAAACTAGAAGCTAAAAAATAAATTTTATGGCACTTTATCATAGAACACCTCCAGGAGATTCTTCTCAAGCTAAATATAATGCTAGTAGAAAGGAAGAAATTCCTCCTATATTACCTCCTCAACCAGATAATATAGCTGGAAATTTAACAGGTAATAATAAAATCCAAGATGTAGGTAAAAATCTTTGGGAAGGCGAAGCTTTTGCAGAACAAAGAGCTTTAAAAAGACAAGTTGGAGCAAGTCCAGTTCCTACACCAGGATCAGAATTTGATGAATATGGTGGAATGTTTGCACAACCTTTAGCTCAAACAGGTGAAATAAAAGCGGCTAATAAACAAAGGCGTCAAGATAGAAGACAAAGAGTTAAAGATATTAAAGCTGCGGGTGGACCAGAAAATTATTCAGCTGATGGTTATCATGTAGGTGAATATGATAAAAAAGGAAGAAATATACAATATCCTGAAAAAAGATATTCAAGAAAAAATCCTCCTACTGAAGGACTTTCAGGAGCAGATATAATGTCTATGCAATTTCATGGATTCACTGATCTTCCTGATGATACAAACAATGTACGAGGAAAAAAAATACCTTTAAACCAAAGTGGTAGACCTTATGTGGTAAATAAAGAAAAAACAGGAACTTCTAAAGATACTTTATATTTACCTAAAGACGCTTTTGTTTCAAAAAGTGGTTATGCTGATGATGTAGAAATAAGACAATCAACTAAAGAAGCTATAGCAAAAAAAATATACAATTTACCAAAAGACAACGATATGTATCATTTTTCTCATTTAGAAAATGATGGTAAAGCAAAATATGAAAAATAAATACAAAACATAAATATTATGGCAAAAAAGAAAATCCAAGAAGTAAAATTAGACCAGCAGTCTGGTTCTAGTGCAATATGGGATGGCCCATTATCAGAAAGAGGAAGAGCGGTAAAACCGGGAAATCCTAGATATGGTTTAGACCCAATGCAAGTATTAAAAGCAGATACTCCTTATAAAGCTGGAGCAATATCTTCAAAAGCGCAAGCTAATGATGGAGGTAATTGGCCTAAAAGCTGGAATGCATCAGTTTATAAGAATCCAACAGCGAAGTAAAATTACACTAAAATGAGTGATAGAATAAGTGAACATATCTCGCTTAAAGAAGGGATTAAATCTCACACAGCCACTAGATTAGGGATTGATAATTCACCTAGTGAACTTGATTTAGTTAGAATGCAAACTGTTGCAGAAAAAGTATTTGAACCTCTCAGAAAATGGGTTGGTGGTCCAATTGCTATTAATAGTTTCTATCGTTCACCAAAACTTAACTCTGCTATTGGCGGAAGTAAATCCTCACAACATTGTATCGGTTGTGCTCTTGACTTAGATGATAATTATGGTTATAAAACAAACGCAGAAATGTTTGAATATGTTAAAAATAACTTAGATTATGATCAAATGATTTGGGAATTCGGAACAGATGAGAATCCTAATTGGGTTCATATCAGTTATGTTTCCGAGGATGCAAACAGAAGAAGACTGTTAAAAGCTTCAAAAATTAATGGTAAAACAACTTATTCAGTAATATAAAAAAAATAAAAAAAAATGATTAGAAATTATTACACAGAAGCTTACAAATCCGCTATACCAGTAGCACCTAGTGATACTTTACTTATAGATGGTAGAACTAAAGCTGACATTCCTCAAGGAGCATGGGTAGAATACAATTTATATATTGGAAATTCTCCAGCTACTCTTCCCGTAACAACAACAACTGACAACAATGTAGTAAGTACTTCTGCAAATGTAGGATTAAAATCTGCAAACCCTTTGATTAAAGCTGGGATGCTTGTTAAAGGTACAGGTTTACCTGCTGCTGGAGTAGTTATAAGTAGTATAACAGATGCTAGTAACTATGTATTAGCTTCCGCACAATCAATCGCTGCTGATGCTACACTTACTTATACATATACAGTGGAAGCCACAATTAAAGTTCTTACAGTTGAAAATGAAACAATAACATTCACTAATCCTATACAAGGACAAATACTACCAGTTAGTGTAGTACAAGTATTTGCAACAGATACTGCCGGTGGTGTAACAGATATAGTCGCATTAAGTTAAATATAAAAAAATAGAAATTATGAGTTGGATGTCAAAACACGCAACAGAACACAAACAAAATCTTTTACAAGATATGCCTATAGATGATAAAGGTAGTGCTCTTTTAAATCAAAACAAAGGATATGGAAGCCAAAGTCCTTTAGATCCTCATACTAGTAGAGGACAATCTCCTCTTACTAAAGGATGTGCTAAATCTGAAGGTGGAAGTGGTTGTGTAAAAAAAAGAGGAGATGAATATGTAATAATAAATAATAAAAAACCTGGTAATCAAGTTTGGAGATCTGGGTTTTCTTCTAAAGAACAAGCTAATAAAGTTTTAGCAGGTTATCACGCAAATAAATAAAAATAAAAATTATGGGAACCAAAATTACTAAAGGAAATGTAAAAGCAGCTGTAAGAGATGATAAAGCTCACATCGATTATTTAAAAAGAGATGTTCTAGACGATCAAAAAAAAGGTGGTAAATATAAAGATATTGACCAAACTGCCGATGAAAAACACATATCTAAATTAGCTGGAGATATTAGACACGATCATACATTTATGTCTAAACATTCTCACGCTTCAAAACACTCATAATATGGGAAATAAACCACATCACATGGGATCAATCGGAGGAGGTATAAATCTTTCAAAAGCTAAAACCCCCCATGATGCAGACATAAAATATATGCCTGTTGATAATAGAGCGAGCACTCCTTTTCATCAAGGAGAAAAACTTAAAAATAAAATATCTACATTATCTAATAAGCATAAGAAATTAAAAGATGCTTATGATATGGGTCAAAAAGTAAATGAAAAAAAACTTTTTCGTGTAGAAGATAGACTTGAAAAGAAAGAGCAGAAATATGCCAGAAAATTTGGTGGAAGTCCTTATTCTTTAATTGATCACGGTAGAAAATCTAAAAGTTCTACTCCTCCAAAACAATCAATTAAGCAAAAAATTGGTAAAGCTGCTCGTGCTCTTGAAGCAAAAGCTCCTAAGGTTGTTCAAGAATATTTAAAAGGATTAAGAGAAAGACAGTAGAGTCTGTATAAAACTCAATCATAAATACATTCACAAAAATCATTAACAAAAATCAAAAATCAAAAATTATGGCAAAATTTATTTCACTGGATTCTTCAGCAGCGGCACTCGATGCAGGAGAATTCTTAGTAAGTGCTGAAGCTATTGTTTACGTTGACCAAACGGCTAACGTAACAACTAAAATTTATTTAGATGGTGCAGCAGCTGCTAACGATTTAATTACGATTACTCATACATCTACAGGAACTGATCCTTCGATGAGAGAAGCTGTTAACTATGCTTTAACTGCTAATCCAGGCGGTGTAAAAGCAAAAGTTAGCTTACCATCAGGAATTACTATTTCTGCAATAGTATTATCGTAATGAAGAAGCGTGGTTTAGGTGATAAAATTGAATCTTTCACTAAAACTACGGGTATTAAAAAAGTTGTAGACGCAGTATCGCAGGGTTTAAATATACCCTGCGGTTGCGCTCAACGAAAAGAAAATTTAAATAAATTATTTCCAGGAAAATAACTATGGCATTTAAACTTAATAATCCACCATATTCTCTTGATAATGTACCTGTTTATCACGTACCATTAGAAGAAGGTATTTTAGGTAAAGCTGATAGAAATGGAAGTATTTTAATAAATAAAGATATAACTGATCCTAAACAAGAAAAAGATGTCATCAATCATGAATCTGTTCATGTAGATCAAATGAAAAGAGGAGATTTAGATTATGACGATAAGTACGTTTATTGGAAAGGTAAAAAATATTTAAGATCCAAAATGAAAGAAGGATCCCCAGCTTTAGCATGGGAAAAAGAAGCTTATAATAAAAAAAGTTAATATGTCAAAACCTAAGAAAAAATTTGCAGAAACTACTGTAGGTAAACTTTTGTTCGGTGCGGCTTCATTAGTAAATCCAACACTTGGAAATATAATTAAAGGAGTAACATCACCTGCTGAAGCTATAGCTGCTATCGGTAAATCTGATGTAAGCGGTGAAGACAAAATAAAATTACAACAACTTATATTCGATCAACAAAATCAAGAAATGGAAGCTATCACTTCAAGATGGCAAGCAGATAGTTTATCAGATTCTTGGCTTTCAAAAAATGTACGCCCACTAGTTTTAGTATGGTGTATTGTTATATTCTCATTAGCTGGAATATTAGATAGTGTTGAATCAATACCATTTCATATAGGAGTTACTTGGAACGACACTTTTGAGAAAGTGATGATGTCAGTCGTGTTAGCCTATTTCGGCGGTAGAACAACAGAAAAAGCTACAAGTTTATTTAAAAAATAAAAAAAACCTGTAACTATATTAATACTTAATAACTAAAATCAATAAATTAAATTTAATCAAAATGAGTGAAGCAAAACAAATGATTACCGAAGACCAATTAAAGAAAATTCAAGACTTTCAAAAAGAGTTAAACAAACTTTTAAATGAAGTTGGATTTTTAGAAGCCCAAAAATCCGCAGTATTAGGAAAGTTCCATGAAGAAAACAAGAAAACTGAAGAATTCAAAAAGGAACTAGAGAAAGAGTATGGATCTATTAATATTAATTTAGAAGACGGATCTTTCGAACCAATTGAAAAAGAAGAAGATAAGAAATAATGTCTTCAAGTATCAGAAAAATCAGTATTGGTTCTGATTACAAAACCGATGCTATGCATTATTCTGTTGGTCAATCAGTATATGGAGGACATATTATATCTCATATACTAGCTGATCAAAAAGACAATTCTTATAATATTTTTATCAAAAAAAAAGACGAAGTATTGCCATGGAAAAAGTTTAACTCTAACATGGCAATCTCCGTTGAGTATGACTTAGAGTATTAATGAAAAGTTTATTTGATTTTATCGTTGAACCTTACGGACAGCGATATAATAATGAAATAAAAGTAGGTGACAAAAGCCTAATAATCAATACGAAAGTAGAAAGTTATAAATCTGTAAATAATATAGCAAAAGTTATTGCGGTTCCTTTAGCATATAAAACTCAAATACAACCTGGAGATTTAATAATGATCCATCATAATGTGTTTAGAAGATTTTATGATATTAAAGGAAATGAAAAAAACAGTAAATCTTATTTCAAAGATAATTTATATTTTGTTCAATTGGATCAAGTATATTTATATAAAAGAAAAGATAAATGGAAAGCATTTAGCAATAGATGTTTTATCGCACCACTTAAAGATGAAATTGAAATAAACAACTGGACAGAGCAAAAGCTTATTGGGGTATTAAAATATGGTAATAGTGCCTTAGAAGTGCTAGGAATCAACGAGGGAGACCTTGTAGGTTATACTCCATATGGAGAATATGACTTTATTGTAGACGGTAAACGTCTTTATTGTATGAAATCTAATGATATTGTAATTAAATATGAACGTCAAGGAAACGAAGTTGAATATAATCCAAGCTGGGCACAAAGCAGTTGAGGAACTTATTAAAGTAGCTAAAGAAGCTATTGTAGATTCAGATGATGATATATCTGCAGATAGATTAAAGAATGCTGCAGCAACTAAAAAACTTGCTATATTTGATGCTTTTGAAATACTTAATCGTATAGAAGAAGAAAATAATATATTAGACGATAAAGTTGTAGAAAAAAAAGAAACTACCTTTAGTGGATTTGCAGAAAGAAGATCTAAATAATGTACGAACAAACGTTATATAAAGTAGTAGAACCAATTAAACCACATGTCATTAAAAGACTTAATAAGTCTAAAAAATGGAAATATGGTTATAATAAAGAATATGATTTAATAGTAATTAGTAGAACAGGACAGATAGGTGAAATTTATGAAATACAAAATCTTGTTGTTGCATTACCATTAGAAGATAATCCCTATAAAAGATCTAAAAAGAAATTAGAACAATATTGGGAAGTGTTTGAATATAGAAAAGAATTAAAAAGAATTAAAACTATATTTGATTGGAAATCTTATCCAGAAACATTTAAAAATAAATTACATGACTACATCGATGAAGAATTCAAAAGACGTGAAGAAGGATTCTGGTTTTATAACAAGGGTATTCCTACCTATATTACTGGTACTCACTACATGTATTTGCAGTGGTCAAAAATCGACGTGGGAAAAGCAGATTTCAGGGAAGCGAACAGGTTATTCTTCATCTTTTGGGAAGCATGTAAATCAGATGTGCGATCATACGGAATGTGTTACCTCAAGAACAGACGTTCGGGATTCTCTTTTATGGCGTCAGGCGAAACGGTTAACCTGGCAACAATATCGAGCGATGCGAGATTCGGTGTCTTATCGAAGTCAGGTGCAGATGCGAAAAAAATGTTTACCGACAAAGTGGTACCGATCTCGGTTAACTACCCATTCTTCTTTAAACCGATACAAGATGGGATGGACAGACCAAAAACAGAGTTGGCGTACAGGGTCCCAGCATCGCGATTCACTCGTAAAAAGCTGGATACAAATGAAAAACTGGAAGAAATCGTTGGACTCGATACCACGATTGACTGGAAGAATACGGGGGATAACTCCTATGACGGAGAGAAACTTGCGTTACTGGTACATGATGAGGCGGGGAAATGGGAAAAACCCGAAAACATCCTCAATAACTGGAGAGTCACAAAAACAACGCTAAGATTAGGTAGTAAAGTAATTGGAAAGTGTATGATGGGTAGTACATCAAATGCTTTAGATAAAGGAGGTAGAAATTACAAAAAAATATATGATAA